GATGCTGGTGGAGTGGGGACCGATAGTGAAGGGCGGCAGCGTCGAGATCACGATCAGCATGTTCAAACCGACAACACTGGAAACTATTAAATGAGGGCACTGCTCAATCCTATCGTCGTTGCAGAGCTGGGCCTCGTCATGTTCAGGCCGGGCGCCAGCCTGCTGATGCACTTCCGCCGTGGGCGCATGCTGCTGGAAAATGAGCCGGAGCGCCTGGCAGGTATGCCCAACGGCGAACTGCCACCAGCAGAGCAGCCGCTGGCAGAAGATCCTGCGCTCGCCGGTGTTTTTGAAAACGATGCCGTGCTGCGCCGAGCCGGCGGCATCGGTGGACTTGAAAGCTGGCTGATGGAAAACGGTGGCTGTCAGTGGCCGCATGAGGACTGGCACGCTGAAAACCTTACCACGCTGCGTCATGCGCCCGGCGCGCTTCGCCTGTGCTGGCACTGCGATAACCAGCTGCGTGAGCAGACTACAGAGCAGCTGGCGCACATAGCGCGAGCGAACTGCGCGGCTTACATCCTCACCACCGCCCGTCGTGAACTGGGTTTCGACGATTCTCATACGCTCACGTTGCCGGAGTTCTGCTGGTGGCTCGCGCGTAATGGCCTGGCCGAGGCCCTGCCGGAAGATGCCGCCCGGCAGGTTCTGAGGATGCCGAAGCCGGTGATACGCTCCGTCACCCGCGAAACAGAGCTGGTACCGGGCGAACGCCTCGGGCGCGAGATAGTCGATGAAGTGGCTAAGCAGGTGCTGGCGCTGAATGTGGATCCGGAAACGCCGGAATCCTTCATGCTGCGCCCGAAGCGCCGCCGCTGGGAGAATGAGAAGTACACCCGCTGGGTTAAAACGCAGCAGTGCATGTGCTGTGGCAACCCGGCAGACGACCCCCATCACCTGATAGGCCACGGGCAGGGTGGGATGGGTACGAAGGCGCACGACCTGTTTGTGATCCCGCTTTGCAGAGCGCATCACGACGCGTTGCACGCTGACACCGTGGCATTTGAAGAAAAGCATGGCAGCCAGCTGGTGCTGCTGGTTCGTTTTATTGATCGCGCACTGGCTATCGGCGCGCTGGCGTAAGAGTGGAGATAATGAATGCGTGATATGTATGAAGTAATGGATTTGTGGGGTGCCTGGGCTGCTTCAGATCATAGCGGAGTGGACTGGCAACCAATTGCCGCCGGGTTCAAAGGGCTCCTGCCGCACGGTAAGAAATCTCGGCTTCAATGCGATGATGATGAAGGCATTATGATCGATGGATGCGTAGCCCGGCTTCGCAAATATAAACCAGAAGAGCATGAACTAATTATCGCGCACTTCGTCATGGGAATTTCATTGCGAACTATTGCCAAAAAGAGAAAATGTTCCGATGGAACTATTAGAAAGGATTTGCAGGCAGCATTAGGTTTTATAGATGGGGTGATATCGACAATTAATTAATGTATAGGGTGGCGTGAGGCTACCCTTTTTGTTTAAGAAGGATCCTAATGTTTTCTCTTATGATTATTAAACAGTGAAGCATAAACATAACCGTGAGAATAGCTATCCAAACGCAAAATATACACGCATAGAGATTTGTCGACAACCCAAGCGTGAACTGCGATATGGCTGTTAAAATTGATAGCCAAATGGATGTGTTAATGAATGCTGATAAATTATCTAAAGGTTTATAAAGCTGCTCCTCTTCAATGTCATCTTTGTTTATCTGCATTAACTTACTATAGCTTTCTTTGTATGCATCTGTCGAAAATAGTTTGTCCTTAAGGTTCACAATTACAAAAGTATGTAGGCTCAGTAAAAAAGAACCCACAGAAATGAAACCAGAAAATAGATATCCACGTAAATTTTTATGATAGAACTCATGGAACTTTATACTAACTTCCGGTGTTTCACGGTAAAGCCATACTAACGCTAGCAGCGCAAACATGGATGTCATAACTATCAGTAGATACTGAAGCCAGACGGGAAATCTTGTTAACGCCCTAATTAAACACATTTTTATTTTTACCATTCAATATTTGCTCTTTAATTATATCAAGAACAGCATTGGTTGTGTAGTTATCGTTAGATAGTCCATCAACATGGCCTGCAATGAAGTCATAATCATATTCGTCAAAAAAGGTGGGGCAGTTCATGAAGTTTACAATTCTTTCTTGATTTGAGTGATCAACTGCAATTACTTTTGCTTTAGCTATCTGAGTTACATTTTTATATACATCAGCAAGGCGTTGAGATAATATTCCGACCTTTGAACGCTCCGCTGGTTCTATGTTGAATACAATGTCGGTTGTCTTTGCAAAAGATTCGACCGCAGTCATAGGACCACCTTTGAAGTCCATATAATTAAGTTTGAATACAGCTGAATTTATTTTCTTAAATTCCGAAAGTATGCTTTGAACGTCTTTTTTTGTAACCAGTATATTAAACTCAAGCCTTTTATTATATTTTTTATTGACAGCTTTGATATGTTTTTGTTTTGGTTTTGTTCCGAGTTGTTCTATTTCCAATTTATTTTTTTCACGGATATGCTCATTGCTCATTGTTTGCAGGTTATTAAATAGCCCACTAATTGGGCATGAGCCGTGATGATACATAAATAACCCTTTTAAATTGCTTTTTTTGAGGCTAAAAAAATTAAAGCTAACTAATTTCTCATCACCTGTTAAATCCTCAACCTTTAATTGAAATTTTCCATTCTCAATTTTCGATTTGCAGTTTTTCTTTTGGTTTCTATATGTTAGAACTAAACCACTGTAAAAATCCCCATCATCTTTCATTAAAATTTGACGAGACTGATCAGTACCATGATGTACGCGTTCGGAGGATGTTATAAATTTTGCAAAGACATCAGCGGTATTAATGTTTTCATTTTCATTGGTTATAGAAAAACCCAGGCACTTAACTTTCATCTTCTGTCCTTGATTGACAAGATAGTAAAAGGGGGAGCAATAAGCAGCATAAATTATAATTTCGTAAGTTTCACTAACGCGTACGCAAAAAGTTCAGTAGTCTGTTAAGTATGGTCACTTTGACACGAACTTAATCCGCTTTAAAAACCTCGCTTCAGCGGGGTTTTCCTTTTTATGGCTGCCATCTGGGCGGCCTTTTTTATTCCCCTCAGCACTGAGAGGACTTACAGCAAACGAGGGGGCTTAATGTCCGAACCTGTATCCGGGTCCGCTGCGGCGGCCAGCGCCTTAACCGGGGCCAGTCTTTATGGGCTTCTGACTGGTACTGATTACGGTGTCGTTTTTGGCGCTTTCGCCGGCGCGGTGTTTTATGTGGCAACTGCCGCCGATCTGACTTTGCCGCGGCGAACGGCATACTTCGTCGTCTCGTACTTTGCAGGTGTGTACGGATCCGGGCTGGTGGGCTCGATGCTCGCCAGCATTACCCATTACAGCGACAAGCCTCTGGATGCTCTCGGCGCGGTTCTGCTTTCTGCGCTGGCCATTAAGACGCTGACCTTTTTCAGTGAGCAGGATCCTCTGTCACTGCTGCAAAGGTGGCGGGGAGGAAACAATGGTAACGACTGACCCACTGGTGCTGACGAATGTCGCCGCCTGCACGATGATCGTGATCCGCCTGATGATGTTCCGTAAGCCGGGAGGGAAGCACAACGTATGGGCCTCCTGGCTGGCATACGTGATCATCCTGGCGTATGCGTCCGTACCGTTCCGTTTCATGTTCGATTTCTATTTCCACGTCCACTGGGCGACTGTCATGTTGAATCTCATCATCTGCGCTGCTGTGTTCAAAGCGCGAGGCAACGTGGCGCGCCTGTTTAACGTTCTGAGGCCAGACTAATGCGGATCAGCGATAAAGGTATCTCTCTCATCAAGCAGTTTGAAGGCCTGCGCCTGACTGCGTATCAGGACAGTGTGGGTGTCTGGACAATTGGTTATGGCTGGACACATCCTGTGAACGGCAAGCCGATCCGCGCCGGAATGACCATCAAAGAAGAAACCGCAGAGCGTCTGCTGCGCACCGGGCTGGTGAGCTACGAAAGCGACGTGTCGAAGCTGGTCAAGGTGAAGCTGACGCAGGGTCAGTTTGATGCGCTGGTATCGTTCGCCTACAACCTCGGCCCGCTGCCTCTCTCAACCTCTACGCTGCTGAAAAAGCTCAACACTGGTGATTACGCCTGTGCTGCTGATGAGTTCCCGCGCTGGAATAAAGCTGGTGGAAAAGTACTGCCTGGTCTGACGCGGCGTCGTGAGGCAGAGCGCGCGCTGTTCCTTTCGGACAGCAAAAAATGATCTCCAGCTGGAAAGCCGCTGCGGCTTTGCTTTTACTCGCCGGCGTACTATCCATCGCCTGGACGATTAACCATTATCGTAACAACGCTATCACTTATAAAGGTGAGCGTGATAAAGCCGCCCACAGCCTCAAGTCGGCGAAAGACAAAATTGCCGATATGCAGACCCGGCAGCGCGATGTCGCTGCGCTCGATGCTATATACACAAAGGAACTCGCCGATGCAAAAGCTGAAAATGCTGCTCTGCAACGTAAGCTTGATAATGGTGGTCGGGTGTTCGTCAAAGGCCACTGTCCAGTACCAGCGACAACCCAAACCACCGGCACCTCCGGCATGGGCAATGATGCCACCATCGAACTCTCTTCAGTTGCTGGACGAAACGTTCTCGGTATCAGATCCGGAATCATAAGCGATCAAACTGCGTTGAGAACATTGCAGGAGTATGTAAGAACGCAGTGCGCAAAGTACTAATGAACATTCTTCAGCAAGGTAGACTATTGAATTGGCAGCATGCATGATCAATAACTAGCGCAAGTGAATGAATGCTCAATAGGGAGAGACCTTATGACCTTTTACATCAATGATAGAGAAGCGGCAGACTTGCGAATAGGGGTTTATACCCCGGAGCAGGTTGCAGACCGCGATTTCATGGAAAGTGAATATCAAGCTGCAAAAGTTGAAATCGCCAGAAGGGGTTGGGAGGTTGCTAGAGCACCTTACGATGCTTTTAGTACAATTAATGGCGTGAAGAAGGTTGCTATATTCGTAAGTTGCTTTACTAACGCAGAAAAGCAACTTAAGTAACCGCCTCGGGGCGGTTTTTACTGCTATCACAAAGACCGCGTGCGTATGGACTAGATAATGTCTTAACGCTTTAAGGTACGAAGATTAAGCTAAAAACATGCCACGCGTAAGATTGCATTTATGGACTGTGCAAAGTCGATAGCGCGCTCATTTAGAAAATGTGATGGGCATTTAAAAAGATCCCCTCCGAAATGAAATCCAGCACTTCGGAAGGGAGGGCAAGTGCCCTTCGTTACAAGTGAGTGTGATGATAGTCCTTTAACCCTTTTTGGGTAGGGAAAGTAGTTTATTTTCTTAAACATACTTTAAATGACGGATACCTTATATTGCATCTACGTTTCAATTTGATTTATGGAAGGTTTTCTCGGGCACTAAAGCATGAAGAAGGCTGCAGGATGTGCTTCTGTCGGGGCATAGTGCGGATTGAGCTGAGCTACTTGAACATAAAAAAAGCCCTCCAGGTGAGGGCTGCAATAAATACATGCTTGATTTGAACGGTCACTTCTCATTGCTTCGACGAGCTCATCCTTGAGCTACCTCTGAGTGGGTAGGAGCCACGTTGAGGAGACTTAACTCTTGCACACAATTGCCAAAGAGCAAGCGTAACTACAGGCTATTAAGAAAAATCTTACCTCGCCAGTAAATCTGTTTGCTCATTAACTGCCAGTGTTTGTGTAGTCTCCTATAATTTCCCGATATTACTACGGAGGCCGTTATGACGTTCTTCATTGTCTGGGAAGCATACACACGCGACTGGCAACTGATGCAGAAGGGCTCACGCTTCATGTGCACTGACGATCCTGACATCATTGATGTTGATCTCGCCGACTATGTGGCGGACATGGCAAAAGCACTTCGCATTGAGGAGAAGTACTTCGTGATTACTTCGGTTCAGCAATTGATTATCTAGTGATAAAGCACTCCAGGAAATACAGGGTCGCGCTGAGTGTTTTTGTAATGCGGGCTATTGTTATCTTCGGGCCTTGGGGCTAGCTCCATGTGTTCACCTACTTATCAGAGAGCTAGACAATCAAAATAATCACCTTCGTTGCTATCTCAAATAGAAAGATTTTAAATAATTATTATGGCTATTTATATTGTTATTCCTTCGGATTAGCCATGAATATTAAAAGTGAAGGGCGAAGGGGAAGTGAATCAATCGGTTAGTTGTGTGTAGTTACCTTTAATTTGATGGGTTATTTTTTATTTCAGTATATGTTGGCAAACTTAATCTGCCTTATTGCTCATGGGTGAAACAACAAAGAACTATTTTACAACCCATTATTCTGGATAAGAATAGCAATGCACTGAGCGAAAATTCGAAATCAATTTCAAAAAAAGGAATGTTATGAATAAACTAATCATTGCAGTTGCATGTATGCTGTCTTCTTCAGCGTTTGCACAGTCCTACAATGGTTACCCTGACATACCGGGAACTGCGCAAGCATATGCTACTAAGGTGGTGAGCTATTCACCTGGCCCTGGCGTAGCTTCAGGTTACAATCAGCCTACACACGCGCTGGGCGCACCTAACTATTTCAGTGAAAATGAAACAGCTTTTGCACTCGGCCCCTCAGGTAATGTCGTACTTTCTTTTGAACCGATGGCGATCAAGAAGGGTGGCAACTCTGGCGCTGACTTTTATGTTTATGAAGAAGCCGTTTACGATTCATTTGAAGCATATGTATCGACTGATGGCACTAATTGGCAGAAGGCTCCGGTTGTTTTCCAGGACATCAACCCAACACCACAGGGGTCAGCAACTAACCGCGGCTCAGTGCTGGGATTTGATGTCGACTCGCTGACATCTCCTGACGGCACTTTCACTTATGTGAAAATTGTGGACACCAGTAAATCCACTGGAGGTAACGCGCCAGGTGCAGATATCGATGCTGTGGTCTTAACCAGTGCGCAAGCTGCTGGTAAAAACGTTCTGGTAGATACTGATTCCCGCAATGGTGTGGTCTATGATCTGTATCAGAACGATGTGACCGGAGCAATTGGCGTTAAGATCATCGACAAGAACAATGGCGTTAAATATGTTCCATTCAGCACTGATAACTCTCTGCAGGCGGTAGCGCTGTCATTACAGGGAGATTTCAACTGTGACGATCAGAAAGACATCAATGTTCTTGCAACCAGATCGAGCGATGGTGTGCAGGTAAATATCCTGAAACAACAAGATGGAACGCTGATAAGAACCATTGATAATTCTGCCACAAAGTAAAGCATTACGGCAGGCATTCACTGAGTTCCTGTTATGATGTTAATTGTGGGGGAATTGCCAAGGCTGATTGGCGTGACCGGTCGTTCTTGTGGCACCGCAGACCTAGATCGTTAAGCCGCAAAGCCGGAGATCAGCACCGGCCACCACAACCCATCAAAGCCACTGGCATCCGCTGGTGGCTTTTTTATTGCACCTCATCCATCCAAATTTATAAGGGAACTCCATGAGCGAAGCGAAACCACAAGACGGAAGTATCGTTAAGTACGGACGTGACTTAAGCATTGCAGAAAAGCAGGCGATGAACCGACTTAAAGATGCAAGCCGGGTATTTCTGACTGAGCTTGATCACGTTGGTCGACTGATTCCTGACATTGACCGCCGCTGGGCTGCTATTGCCAGAACAGATATGCAGACCGCGTGTATGGCAGCATGCCGCGCAGTTTCTCGGCCTGACGCAGACTGCTAAGGCTTTACAGCAGTGCCTTAAATAGAACAACGCATTATAATGCGCTATTGGTGTTAATTTTCAGGGACGAATAGGTAATGCTTGGCTACTTTCGTACGTTAAAAGATGCTTTCAACTGGAAGAGAAAACTAGGCCTAAAGCAGCTGATGCTCTTTGTTCTTCATAACGTCCTCGCATACATATTTCTGGTTGGCTTGTACCTTGTTGGATCGAGCCTCGTTATCGCCTTATATACGCCCTTGATGGACTCTCTAACGGCTGACTCAATAGGCGAAATTACGGCTAGCGTGCTTCTGGCATTAAAGATTATTTTATCGATTCCAGTATTTTTGCATGTTATCAAAAGCATAGCCCGAGGCATTGCCACAGTCATTCACTGAGTGGCGGTGATGCTGCTGAGCATCGACTGAATAGCGTCACCTGCTTGATGCAGTTTTTTTCACCATCAAAAAGCGAATCGCCACAGTAACCAATCAGGTTACCTATCTGCAGGACTACATCAACTCACAATGTCTGAGGTAACCGAGCAAACGAGTGGCGTGTTTTTACTTATTTGAGTTTTGCCTTTAAGAGAGCGCGCATTTCTTTTTTTGCACGAACAACGAACTCATCTTCGCTTTCGTTTTCGCGGAAAGCTCCTATCTTAGAGTCCAGCTCATCAATGAACGAGTCCTGAGTAACAAGCTTCTCGGCTTGCTCGGAAAATTTAACGATGTCATTTGAGTTTTTGTTGCTGAAGGCACCACTGAGCACTATCCCAGTGGCTATCTTTGTGGCGATTGCAGAGGTTTTAGAAACTGATCCCGATAAAGAGGGGAGCCCTGCACTGCTTGCATTAGCACTTGCCACGACATCTTTTAACTTGACCATATTAGGCATCCTTACGCTTGTTAAAATAGTCTTTGAAAAGGGTGGTGAAGCTTTCGACGATCGCATCGATTATCTTATCCTTTTGCTCCTCACTGAGCCCGCCCCACAAGCTCATAAAGAAACTAAACAGTTTTAAAAACAAATTTAACATTTATAATCTCCGTTACATTAATGGTTTTTTAGACGACGAGCTAACTCTATCACTGGTCGAACACTATACAAACAAGTTAAGGTGTATTGCCCGTGACACTCTCTCTGCACCACACGGTCAGCCACGCTGTTGAGCGTCGCGAAGCTGGCTTATCATAGTCACAGTTGCAAGCGTAAGTGATCTAAGTTAATAAATTCATTTTCAGATTTGCCGATACTAGTTCTTCATGCCAATGGAGAAACAGAAAATGTCAAAAAAAGCTACTATTTCATATTATGTGATGGTTACTTTCGATATCACAGTTGGTGATAAATCAAACATATACGGCGAAGTTTCAGAGTTGCTCGATAATAATGGACTTAAAAAGGATTTTGATGGAAATGAGCTTCCTGAAAATGTTTATTTTGGAAGCAGAAATGCTGTGGTCACATACGAAGGTGAAGTGCTAACTCAACAAGACATAAAAAACAGAGGGGCGCAGATAACCAAACGCTATTATAAACTTCTAAGTGATTACTTTTCATCCAATAAAATTAAGTGCAAAATATTCATTACAGCCAGCCGTAAAATGACTTCAGCTATCAGATATACACTCACTAAAAAATAGAGTAAGAGGCCTTAGGGCACTTTTTTATGACGCATTTCATCTAGGCCACTGGCATCCGCTGGTGGCTTTTTTTATTGCGCTTCGTATGCGCTAAACAATCGAGAGTCTTTCAGTCGTGATCCTGGGGAAAGCTGCTTTCTCGGGCGGCTGTCCCATGCGACAGGCTCACATCTAAAAGGAAGCTTTATGCAGGTCACTATCGATGGTGTCCCGTATGCGCCTGTCTGCATTCCGGTCACCAGCCGTATCGGCATAGCCATTTCAACGCATAATCGCGCTGGCGTACTCAGCCAGGCGCTGGAGCACCAGTTCAGGCATATACCTGCTGGCGCGCTTGTGGTTGTCGTTGATGATGGTTCACAGCCTCCAGCGGTGTTGCCCGCCAGCGTTAAGCTGATCCGACAGGATAAATCGCTGGGCATTGTGGCCTCAAAGAACGCCAGCCTTACCGCGCTGATGGATGCAGGATGTGAGCATCTCTTCCTGTGGGACGATGACGCCTGGCCGATCGCTGATGGCTGGTGGCTGCCTTACATCGAATCACCCGAGCCACATCTGGCTTATCAGTTTCTCGATCTGGCTGGCGCGCGCAAGCTGAACGATATCGCGGTGCTGTATCGCGACGATCAGCATATTGCCTACACCGGCCAGCGCGGCGTGATGCTTTATTACCATCGCAGCGCCATCGAGCGTGTCGGCGGATTTGACCCGATTTATGGTCGCGGCATGTATGAGCACAGCGATCTCGCCCTGCGCATCCACAATGCCGGGCTGACGTCGTGGCCATTCGCTGATGTGGTCGGCTCTGAAAAGCTGATTCACTCTCTCGATGAGCATGAGCTGGTGGAGCGCTCGGTACCACGTCCGGATCGGGAAGAGCAGGTGAAGCGGAATGTGCGTATTCACAACGAGCGCCGCGACAGCGGTTATACCGGCTACGCCCAGTATCGACCGCAACGTAATGTGGTAATCACCACGCTGCTGACAAGCGAGCCAGACCCGCAGCGCGGTACCAGAATGACAGCCTCATCCGACCTGCTGGCGAAGTGGGCCGGTTCTTTGCGCGGCTGCAGCCGGGTTGTGCTGGCTGATGAGCTGACGACTGCGCCGGCTGATGTCGAATTATGTCGCGTTCCCGCTATTAAAATGAATTGCTACTTCCGGCGCTGGCTTCATATCTGGCAGCACCTGCGCGATCACCCTGAATATCACCTGGTCTGGTGCACTGACGGTACCGATGTCGAAATGCTCCGCGAGCCGTGGGCAGATATGGTGCCGGGCAAGGTTTATGTCGGCTCTGAGGCGAAGACCTATGCTGATGCCTGGGCACGCCAGCACCACCCTGAGCGCATTTATCAGGACTTCCTCGATGAGCATCGCGACGGTGTGATGCTGAATGCCGGATTGCTAGGCGGCCTGCGCGCTGACGTAATGGCTTTTGCGCACGGCATAGTGCGCCTTTATTACCTGCTGGAGTGTCACCGCTTCTGGAAGACAGAGAGAGCACCGGCCGCGGTCGGCGATATGCTGGCCTTCGGCATAGTGGCAAAACGCTTTGGCGATCGCATCGTGACCGGGCCGCAGGTGCATACCATTTTCAAATCTGACGGCATCGGTAAGGAGTGCGCCTGGTGGAAACACAAGTGAGCTTTGTTGTGGTCGGGCACCATGCCCGGCGAGAGCAGGCCGAAAGGCTGGCGGACTCTCTTGGCGCTCACCTGCTGGTTGACGAGCACAACAGGGGTGCAAACTGGAATCACCGCCGCGCGCTGGTGTGGGCTGTTGAGCAGGCATGCCGTGTGGTCGTTCTGGAAGATGATGCGCTGCCGGTTGCGGGGTTTAAAGAAAAGGTGGCTGACTGGCTGGACTGCTTTCCTGACCAGCTCTGTTCTTTCTACCTTGGCACCGGCCGCCCGCCTCAGTACCAGCTTGAGATAGCGACAAAGCTCATTGCTGCTGACCGCATCCGTGCCGATCACATCACTATGCAGCGTCTCATGCATGCTGTCTGCTACAGCGTGCCGCCGGCACTGTTACCTGACCTGCTGTCACGCTGGGACACGGGAAAGCCTGCTGACTTCGCCGTGGGCGATGCCTGCGGCGGCCCGGTTATCTATCCCTGCTTCTCACTGGTGGATCATGCTGATGGTGAACCTGTTGAGAGGCATCCCGATTGTCAGCCCCGCCACGAGCGGCGAAGGGCATGGAGGTTACATGGCTAAGCTAACGACCCTGAAACCCCGGCTTAAGGTCATGGACACCCGACGCATCAAACCCGTTTACGGTGAGCAGCGGCGCATCAGTGGCAGTGTGCGCGTGGGACTTAAGCGACGGCTGTGGGTACGCGACGGAGGGCATTGCTGTATGTGCTCACGCGCTGTTGATCTGCACGAGAGCGAGCTTGATCACCGCATCGCGCTGCAGTTCGGCGGCGACAACTCTGAGCGCAACCTCTGGACGCTCTGTAAGGAATGCCACGCCGGAAAATCAGCGCGCGAAGCAGCCACGGCCAGTCCGGATGATGAAGCCCTGAAACATGCCGTGCCTGAAGGCGCTGACGGACAGGGAACCTTCATATTTTGATTTAAATGAAAATGATTATCGTTTAATAGAGAGGTTAGTTGCATTTGTAACTATTTCATCTGTAATGATAATAATTCTCATTACCGGGGGGGAGGGCTCAAAAAAAAGGCCGATCACCCTGTACACCGCCCCCTCCCTCACGCAGAGAAAAAATCCCCTTCTGGAGGGTATAAACATGTTAACAGCGCAGAAGCGAAAATTCGCGGTGGCGCTGATGTCCGGCATGTCTCAGAAAGATGCGGCAGTAAAGGCGGGCTACTCGGAGAAATCCGCGCGGTCAAAGGGGTCGCAGCTTGCAAAAGACCCGGAAGTCACCGCTTTTATTGCCCGTAAAAAGAAAGAAACCGTCACCGTGGATGAGGTGCCGGCGTACCGGAAAAATGTTTATACCCCAGCGGTAAACGCCCCGGAAAAAATCCCTCAGCCGGAAGTGCCGCCGGTGGCTGGTCAGTATGACGATCCGCTCAAATTTCTGATGGCAGTGATGAACGACTTCACTGAGGACATTGACACCCGGAAGGATGCGGCAAAGGCCATGCTGCCTTATGTTCACCCCAAAAAAGGGGAGACGGGCAAAAAAGAGGCGCGCAATGCTGCGGCAAAAGTGGCCGCAGGCGCGAGCAAGTTCGGATCCATGGCACCGCCAAAGCTGGTGGTGAACAACAAAGAGGGGTAATCCATGGCGCAGTGGTCCACGGCCTGCACCGACTGGGAAAATCGCCTCATCGACGGCGAGTCCATCATTCCTCCGCCCATATTCGCTGACCAGGCTGAACAGGCGCTGAGCATATTCCGCGAACTCCGTGTTTCCGATCTGCCGGGCAAGCCCACATTCGGTGAGTGTTCCGAGGCGTGGGTGTTCGACTTTGTGAAAGCCATCTTTGGCGGGTACGACGCCGAGACCGGTAACCAGCTCATCCGTGAATATGGTCTGCTGATATCGAAGAAGAACACCAAGTCGACGATTGCCGCCGGCATTATGCTGACCGCGCTCATTCTCTGCTGGCGTGAGGACGAGGAGCATCTCATTCTGGCACCGACAAAAGAGGTGGCCGACAACAGCTTCAAACCCGCTGCTGGCATGATACGCGCGGATGAAGAACTGACGGATATGTTTCAGATTCAGGATCATATCCGCACCATCACCCACCGGGTGAAGCGAAACACCCTTAAAGTGGTGGCCGCTGATACCGACACGGTCTCCGGGAAAAAGTCAGGCCGCATCCTCGTCGACGAACTCTGGCTTTTCGGCAAACGCGCCAACGCAGAGGCGATGTTTATGGAGGCTCTCGGCGGCCAGGTATCGCGTAATGAGGGCTGGGTGATTTACCTCACCACGCAGAGCGATGAACCGCCGGCGGGCGTGTTTAAGGAGCGCCTGGATTACTGGCGTGGTGTGCGAGACGGCAAAATCAGCGATTCGAAAACGCTGGGGATCCTCTACGAATTCCCGGACAGCATGATCCAGACCAAGGCCTATCTTCAGCCTGAGAACTTCTATATTACCAACCCGAATATCGGCCTTTCCGTCAGTCCGGAGTGGATCGCCGATAACCTGCTAAAGAACCAGGCGAAAACTGACGGCACGCTGCAGCAGTTTCTGGCGAAACACCTCAACATCGAAATCGGTCTCAACCTGCGCAGCGACCGCTGGGCGGGCGTCGATTTCTGGGAGCAGCAGGCGCGACGGGTGAGCTTTACCGATTTGCTGCAGCGCGCGGAAGTGATCTCGGTCGGCATTGACGGCGGCGGCCTTGATGACCTGCTGGGATTCAGTGCCATCGGGCGCGATGCCGAGACGCGGGAATGGCTCTGCTGGTGTCATGCCTGGGCACATGAAATAGCAATCCGGCGCCGTAAAAGCGAGGAATCACGGTTTAACGACTTTGTGAAAGCCGGTGACCTGACCATTGTGAAGCGTGTCGGGCAGGACACGGAAGAGGTGGCGGAGTACGTCAGCCGCATCCACACCGCCGAGCTGCTCGACAAGATTGGCATTGACCCCTCCGGTGTGGGGCAGATCCTCGACGCACTTATTGAGGCGGAGATTCCCGCTGATGCCGTGGTGGGCGTCAGTCAGGGCTGGCGCCTCGGCGGTGCGATAAAAACGACCGAACGCAAGCTTGCCGAAGGCGTGCTTGTGCATGCCGGGCAGCCAATGATGGCCTGGTGCGTGGGCAATGCCCGCGTCGAGCCAAAAGGCAATGCGATCCTCATTACCAAGCAGGCCAGCGGCAAGGGCAAGATCGACCCGCTCATGGCGTTGTTTAATGCCGTTTCGCTTATGGCGCTGAACCCTGAGGCGAAGAAGCAGGATTATCAGGTGCATTTCATATGACAGCTATGTCAGTCAACAACCCGCTCCGGCGGGTTTTTTCGTTTCAGGAGGCAGCAAAATGACGCTTAAGCGCGCATGCACCCTCATGACGGTGAAAGCGGTAAACGAGGATGAGCGGATCATTACCGGCATCGCCTCCACGCCATCGCCGGATCGTGACGGGGACATTATGGAGCCGGAGGGCGCGAAGTTTCGCAGCGACACACCGTTTCTCTGGCAGCACGACCGGTCCCAGCCCATTGGTACCTGTACCCCAAAAATGGTGAAGGAAGGGCTGCAGATCACCGCAAAACTGGTGAAGCCCACCGCGGATATGCCTTCCCAGCTGGTTGCCCGGCTCGATGAGGCCTGGGCATCCATTAAGGCCGGGCTGGTGCGCGGGCTCTCCATCGGCTTCCGCCCCATTGAATATTCGTTCCTGGACGAGGGCGGGATCCGCTTTCTGTCCTGGGACCTTCTTGAAGTTTCAGCCGTGACCATTCCGGCGAATGCCGAATGCTCCATTAATACCGTGAAGTCTTATGACCGCCAGTTACTCGCCGCGTCCGGCAATGAGAAACCGGTGGTGAAATCGACCCAGCCCGCTGGCGCTACAGCACCCAAAACCAATACCAAAAAAGGAAACAGTTCGATGAATATCGCAGAACAAATCAAAAGCTTTGAAGCGAAGCGTGCGGCGCTGGCGGCGTCTCTCTCTGACGTAATGACGAAGGCCGCTGAAGATGGCCGCACACTGGATGCTGAAGAAGAGGAGGCCTATGACAACACTTCTTCCGAAATCAAATCCGTCGACGCGCACCTGAAGCGACTGCGCGATATGGAATCCAGCATCGCCCAGACAGCAAAGCCGGTCAGCAAAGCCGCCGGTGGCGATGTCAGTACGGTGACCGCTCCGGGCATCATTCGTGTTGAGCCGCAGCTGGAAAAAGGTATCGCCTTTGCCCGCTTTACCAAGGCTCTGGCGGCGGCCAAAGGCGCGCGAACGGAGGCGCTCCAGATCGCCAAAAACAAATATCCGGAAGATATCAAACTTCACCACGTACTTAAGGCGGCTGTCAGCGCAGGCACGACTACCGATCCGCAGTGGGCCGGCGCGCTGGTTGAATATCAGGATTTTGCCAATGACTTTGTGGATTTCCTGCGACCACAGACCATCATTGGTAAATTCGGTACCGGTAATATCCCGTCGCTGCGCGAAGTCCCTTTTAACATTCGTGTGCCGGTGCAGACTTCTGGTGGCTCCGCGGACTGGGTTGGACAGGGCAAGCCCAAACCGCTGACCAATTTCAACTTCGAAACCATCACGTTTGGTTTCTCCAAAGTTGCTGCAATTTCGGTTCTGACCGAAGAGCTTCTGCGTTTTTCTAACCCTAAAGCAGACGTACTGGTACGTAACTCCCTGGCTGAAGCGGTCATCGCCCGCCTGGATGCGGATTTCGTCAACCCCGCTAAAGGTGAAGTTAACGGCGTCTCGCCGGGTTCTATCACCAATGGCGCGCCGACTATTCCCAGCACCGGCATTCCGGATGAGGACAGTACAGCAGCGTTTCAGGTGTTCATTAACGCCAACCTTCAGCCAACCGGTGCGGTATGGCTGATGTCCAGCTCAACAGCTCTTGCGCTGTCTAAACGTAAGAATGCGCTGGGGCAGAAAGAATATCCGGAAATGAATATGTTCGGCGGCGTTTTCGAGGGACTGCCGGCGATCGTCTCCCAGTACGTCGGCAATCAGCTGGTACTGGTGAACGCACCCGATGTTTACCTGGCAGATGAAGGCGGGGTGGCAGTCGATATGTCGAGTGAAGCCTCGCTGGAAATGGAATCTGCCCCGACCCATGACAGCGTAACGCCAACAGGTGTTGAACTGGTCTCGATGTGGCAGACCAACAGCGTGGCTATCCGCGCCGAGCGCTGGATCAACTGGAAGCGTCGCCGTACCGCTGCGGTGGCCGTCATTTCCGGTGTGAACTACGGTACCGGCCAGGGCAGCTAATCCACTCAGGAGGGCGGGGTAAAACCCGCCATATTGCATGGCAAAAATCAGGTATCTGCAACGCACACATGACTCGCGACCCGGTGACGAAAAGACCGTGGACGATCCATGTGCGAGAGTGCTGGTGCTGCTGGGCATGGCTGAGTACACCGGTATAAAGCGCGCGGGTGGCGGAAAAAAGAAAAATAATGCGGGGAATGGCTGATGTGGAATCCTTTCCGGAGAAAAGAAAAAGCACTTCAGCAGCCAGCAAGTCGCGGTGGCTGGATGTCCCTTATCAGTGAGCCTTTTGCGGGAGCCTGGCAGCGTAATCTGGAAATTAAACCGACGACAGTGCTTTCCTTTCACGCCGTGTTTTCCTGCATATCGCTGATCGCGAGCGATATCTCAAAGATGCCCCTGCGGCTGATGCGCCGGGACTCAAACGGCATCTGGAAAGAAAACAATAACGGTACACCCGCGAGGATTTACAGACGCCCGAATGCGTTTCAGAACCGGATGCAGTTTTTCGAGTGCTGGCTCAACTCGAAGCTTTGCCACGGGAATACGGTTGTCCTGAAGATCCG